TGTTGGGTCGTAAGAAGAAAGACGATGATAAGCCTATGACAATGACCCAGAGGAAAGCTGAAGAAGCGAAGAAACGTGCGAGAGCCGCGCAGATGCGTAGTGAGTCTAAAGCGCGTAGAGGTCGTACAGCTAGTACAACGGCTGTAGGTGGGCAACGTAATAAGCAACAGGCCCCTATGGACGCGGAACGCGCAGCTAACATGGCTACGGTCAAGAAAGACCGCCCAATGCCTAAGCGCCCCGCAACTAATGCGGCTACACCGAAGCCTACGCGCCCTGCAAAGCCTCAAAAAGAGCCTACAACTGCACCTCGCCCACCTAAAGCAGATGCCACTGCAAAGCCAATGGCAAAGAAGCCACCTCGCCCATTACGCGGCACGGTGACTGGTAAAGGCGGACGCAATGTCGGTGAAGGTCGAGACAAGCGTGCCAATGTAACTCGTGAGCAGTTAAAAGATTCAGGCATGACTCTGCGTCAGTACCTAAACTTCATGGATCGGGAAGGTAAGCGTCCACCTAAGAAGTCTGGAGTGGATAAAGTACCCAACAAAAAAGACCCACGTAAGAAAATGATGAGTGGTGGCATGATGAAGTCTAAGGGCTATGCCAAAGGTGGCGCTATGAAGACTAAGGGCTATAAAGCTGGCGGTGGCCCACTGAAGAAAGCACCAGAAGATAATACGGGACTCAAAAAGCTGCCGAAAGAAGTCCGTAACAAGATGGGCTTCATGTCTAAAGGCGGTATGACAAAGTCTAAAGGTTACGCCAAAGGCGGTGCTATGAAGACCAAGGGCTACAAAGCTGGCGGTAAAGTTCGTGGCGCAGGCATTGCTCGTAAGGGCGTACGTCCAGCGAAGATTCGATGAGACGCTACTATAAGTCAGGCGGAAAGATATGTGCGAAGGGGAAGGCTTGGGCCAAACGTACCTTCGACACGTACCCCTCTGCTTATGCAAATATGGCAGCTTCTAAGTATTGCAAAGACCCTAACTACGCTAAGAGCAGCAAGAAGAAGAGCAAGTAATGGGTGATTTGAAGAAATGGCGTGACCAGAAATGGGTTCGTATCGGCACCGATGGCAAGATCAAAGGTGAATGCGGCACGTCGAAGAACAAAAAGAACCCAGATCGTTGCTTGCCGAGGTCTAAGGCGCAGTCATTGAGTCAAGCTGAACGCGCCACTACGGCACGTAAAAAGAAAAAGGCTGGTGCTAGAGGGCAGCAGGTGGTGGCTAATACCCCTAAAGCCAAGGTTAGAACGGCAAAGGCCGGTGGTCAGATACGCGCAAACCACAGAGGTTGCGGTGCAGTAATGAATAACAGGCGTAAAAAGACCCTGTACGTATAGGAACAGACAATGGCTACATCTGGAACAACTGCATTTGATATGGACTTCACGGAGATCGCTGAAGAGGCGTGGGAGCGTGCTGGTCGTGAAATGCGTTCTGGGTATGACCTACGTACTGCCAGACGCTCTATGAACCTGATGACCATTGAGTGGCAGAACCGTGGCATCAACATGTGGACGATTGACGAAGGCACGCTGAGCCTTACACAAGGTACTTCTGAGTATACGCTACCCGCTGACACCATAGACTTGTTAGAACAGCAGATCCGTACGGGTAGCGGTAACGTAGCCACACAGTCAGACTTAACCATAAGCCGCATCAGCGTTAGCACGTATGCTTCTATACCTAACAAGTTAACCCAAGGTAGGCCGATTCAAGTATTCGTAGAACGCCTTCGAGATGCCCCCAAAATCAACGTGTGGCCGGTTCCAGATAACGACGACTACATCTTTTACTACTGGCGTATGCGGCGTATAGAAGACGCAGGGACGGGTGTGAACACCGCAGATATGAACTTCAGGTTCTTTCCTTGTCTGGTAGCGGGCCTTGCCTATTACATTGCTATGAAAGAGCCAGAGCTTATGCCACGAGTCCCTATGCTGAAAGACGCTTACGAAGAGCAGTTTGGGTTGGCAGCGGGAGAAGATAGAGAGAAGACATCCGCACGCTTTGTACCCCGTATCGGTAGAGCGTAACAATGTCGAATCGTTTTGCATCAGCACAAAAAGCTATTGCCGAATGTGATATTTGCGGATTTCAGTATAAGCTACGAGAGTTAAAGAACTTAATACGTAAAGGGCAGAACACAAACCTAAAGGCGTGCCCTTCATGCTGGAACCCAGATCAGCCACAGCTAAAACTGGGTGAGTTTCCAGTAGATGACCCGCAGGCCATTAGAGACCCAAGACCTGACAGAAGTCTGGGAGAAGCTGGAGCCAATAGTAGTAGACAGATACAGTGGGGTTGGAACCCCGTGGGTGTGGGGGATGACCCTTACAACCTTACTCCTAACGACTTAGTCGCAACAGGTCAGGTAGGAACAGTAACAGTAACCACAACTTAGAGTCGTGATATGAAAAAAGACAGCAAGATCAAAGAAGTAAAAGATGCACCTAAGCCTGATATGTCTGGTGTTAAAACCACCGGTATCAAGGTTCGTGGTACAGGCGCTGCTACAAAAGGACTTATGGCCCGTGGCCCTATGGCGTAAGACATGAATTACACCGAGCTAAAAACAAACGTTCAGGACATCTGCGAAACTTCTTTTACGGATGACCAGCTTGCTATGTTCACAGAACAGGCGGAACAGAAGATATACAACGCTGTGCAGATACCCGCGTTACGTAAGAACGTGACAGGTTCTATGACCGCCAGCAATGTATATTTATCCGTCCCTAGTGACTTTTTGTACGTTTACAGCTTGGCAGTCATAGATGGCAGCGGCACTTACACCTTCTTGTTGAACAAGGACGTTAATTTCATACGCGAAGCGTACCCTACAAGTACCGCGACTGGGCTACCGAAACACTACGCCGTCTTTAATGACGATGCGTTTATTCTTGGGCCTACTCCTGATGTTTCATACAACACGGAGCTGCACTATGGGTACTACCCGCAGTCTATTGTTACAGCAGGTACTACGTGGCTTGGGGAAGAATTCGACTCCGCTTTGCTAAATGGCACCTTGGTAGAGGCTATACGCTTTATGAAGGGCGAACCTGACATGGTTGCGCTGTACGAAAAGATGTACATATCAGCTATGGCGCTGCTCAAGGTGTTGGGTGACGGTAAACTACGTACTGATACGTACCGCTCTGGGCAAGCTGCCCTTCCAGTTCAATAGGTGACTGAATGTTAGTACAAGCACCACAGATGGAAATAGGGAATGTACTTGTCACCACTACGCAAAATAAAGGGCACGACCCAGAATTTTGGGCGCAGTCTGCCGCAGATAGAATTGTAAGTGTTGGGGGTAATTGTCACCCAGCAATAGCGCAACAAGCGGAAGCATTCAAAGAAGCGGTTAGGGCTACGGCTCTACATTACATAAAAGAAGCGATCAAAAGCGACAGAACGACGATGATTGCCGAACTGGAACGTCAAGGCCATAAAGACATGGCAGACATAATTAGGAGTCTATAATGGCTATTACGACTGCAATGTGTACGTCTTTCAAGCAAGAGCTTCTGGAAGCTGTACATAATTTTAAGAACTCAGGTGGTAGTACGTTCAACTTGGCGTTGTACACAAGCTCCGCTACTCTGGGTGCAGCCACCACAGCGTACTCAGCGACTAACGAAGCGTCAGGTACTGGCTACACAGCTAAAGGGGCGGCGTTAACTCGTGTTGACCCAACGACATCTGGAACCACAGCGTTTACCGACTTTGATGATTTGACGTTTAGCTCTAGCACAATTACTGCTAATGGCGCGTTGATATTCAACGATTCCGCTTCAGGCGATCCATCCGTATGCGCGTTGGCGTTTGGTGGGGATAAGACATCTACTGCTGGCGACTTTACGATTCAGTTCCCTACAGCGGATGCGTCTAACGCAATAATCCGAATCGCATAGCGAGTAATATGTGGCAGATATTACCGGCTGGGGCAGAGGCACTTGGGGCGAAGGCCCGTGGAGTGAAGCAATACCTGTTGAGGTTACGGGTGTTGAGGCAACTGGTGCCATTGGCTCTGTTATCGTCACAGTCGTCACGAACGTCCCTGTCACGGGTGTTGAGGCAACCGGCGCTGTCGGCACAGTCACTGCTACAGCAGATGCAAACGTCTCTGTTACAGGTGTCGCAAGTACAGGCTCTGTTGGTACGGTTACGGTTACAGCGGACGCCAATGTTTCTGTCACAGGCGTTTCTTCGACAGGGGCAATCGGTACAGTCACGGTCATTGAAGGGACGGGTGTCACTGTTTCTCTTACAGGTGTCTCGGGTACCGGCGCTGTTGGTGCGGCTACTGCTACCGGCGGGGCAGATGTTGATGTCACTGGCGTCTCGGGCACTGCTTTTGTTGGTACAGTCACAGCAACAGGCAGCGCAGTTGTTGCCCCGACAGGTGTTTCAGGTACCGGCGTTATTGGTACAGTCACTATTGGGTTGGGCCAAACTATTGTACCGACGGGTGTCGAAGGCACAGGGGCAGTAGGAAATGTAGTCGCTGCGGCAGGTGCTATAGCCGCAGTTTCTGGAGTATCCGCCACAGGTGCGGTAGGACAAGTGAGGATTTGGAGTCTAATAGATGATTCACAGACGCCAAATTGGAGTAGTATAAATGATAGTCAGCCTCTCGGATGGTCTCCGGTTGCAGACAGTCAAAACCCTAATTGGGATGAGGTAGCTTAGATGGCAACTTACGTTAATGACCTTAGATTAAAAGAAATTGCCACCGGCGATGAAAGTGGCACATGGGGCGCGAGCACAAACACTAACCTTGAGTTGATTGGTGAAGCTCTAGGATACAACACCCAAGACTGCTTTAGCTCAGACGCTGATGCCACGACTACGGTTGCAGACGGTGTTTCTGACCCCGCACGGGCGATGTACTTCAAGGTTACTTCTTCGGCTACGCTTACAGCCACTAGAACCCTTACTGTTGCCCCAAACACGATCTCTCGCGTTATGTTCATCGAAAACGCGACTACCGGCTCACAGAGCATCACGATCAGTCAGGGCAGCGGTGCAAATGTAACCATCTCTAATGGTCGAACCACGGTTGTATACCTTGATGGCGCGGGGTCTGGGGCGGCGGTTGTTGATGCGCTTGCCTTAGTTGATCCGGGCGTAACAGATACCCTAGCTGAAACCCTTGTAGCGGGTAACACGTCAGGTGGTACTGGGCTTACGATGTCTTCTGGTGACGATCTTACCCTTACCGGTGCGTCCTATAACGTAGTTTGGGACAGCTCAGACTCTGCACTTGAGTTCGCTGATAGCGCTAAAGCTACTTTCGGTGCGGATGGGGATTTGGAAATCTTCCATAACGCCAGTAACTCCATAATCAACGACGGCGGTACAGGCAACTTACAGTTACAAACGGGGGGC